CCAACAATGAAACAAGCAGACGAAGTAATGTCTCCTTTTCGAACTGCTATCACTAGAAGTCGCGGACCACTGTTTGAATTCTTAACAGAAGGATCTTTACAGAACACAACAGGTTCAAGAGCTAATCGTGTAAAACTTGCTGCAACAAAAAGAGGCATTGAGAATTTTTTAACAGGATCTTTTCTTGAAGTTAGGCCAATGGCTATTACAAAACTTCAGGGATTGAGACCTAAGGTAGCAACAATCGACGAATGGCTTTCTGGTGACATTAGAGAAGACGTTGTTGGTGCTGTTGAGCAAGGAGCTTCTAAACTAGATGACTATTTGATTCTTGCTATTAGCTCTGAAGGAACTGTTCGAAACGGTAGTGGTGATACAATCAAAATGGAGCTTGCAGACATCCTTAAGGGAGATTACATAGCTCCTCACGTTTCGATCTGGCACTACAAGTTAGATGACATTAAAGAAGTAGACGATCCCTCGACTTGGTTGAAGGCAAATCCGAATCTTGGTAAGACAATTACATACGAGACTTATCAACTTGATGTTGAACGAGCTGAGAAAGCTCCAGCATCTAGGAATGACATTCTTGCTAAGCGATTTGGTATTCCGATGGAAGGTTACACCTACTTCTTTACATACGAAGAGACTCTTCCACATAGACTTCGTGAATTTTGGGAGATGACATGTTCTCTTGGTGTTGATCTTTCACAAGGTGATGACTTCTGTGCCTTCACATTCTTATTTCCTTTACGACGAGGTTTCGGTATAAAGACTCGAAGTTACATAACATCATTAACGTTGATGAAACTACCTGGTGCTATGCGTGCTAAGTATGATGAGTTTATCAACGAAGGAAGTCTCCATGTTCTTGAGGGAACAGTCCTTGACATGATGGAAGTTTACGAAGATCTTGATTCATTTATTGAATTGATGAAGTACGATGTTCGTTGTCTTGGGTTTGACCCTTATAACGCTAAAGAATTCATTACTAGGTGGGAAGCTGAGAATGGACCATTCGGAATTGAGAAGGTTATTCAAGGAGCTAGAACAGAATCAGTCCCTCTTGGTGAGATTAAGCATCTGAGTGAAGAGCGAATGCTTATATTCGATCAGGATCTTATGACATTCTGTATGGGTAATGCTATCACTCTTGAGGATACGAATGGTAATCGTAAACTTTTGAAGAAGAGATCTGAAGAAAAAATTGATAATGTTTCAGCTTTAATGGATGCTTATGTAGCATACAAAGCAAACAAGGAGGCTTTCGAATGACAACTCAATCTGATTTTATAGAAGTTGGTGCAGATTTTATAGAACATTATGGAAAACAAGGTATGCGTTGGGGACATCGTAATGCCTCTAGTGGAGAAGCAAAAGCTGCAAAACCTAGCGGTAAAGAAAGAGACACCCAGATTCGTTTAGCTAGACTAAATACAAAAGCAGACCGGGTTAATTTTAAATCACAAAAAGCTCTTGTTAAAGCTACTGCTAAAGGTTCAGCAGCTAGAGCAAAGGGTGAGAAAGAACTCGCCAAAACGAAGGCTACAATGTTGAAGAATCCAGATCGAGTCACAGCGGTTAAATTGACTCGAGGTGAGAAAGCCGTTTCGATAATTGGTCTTAATCAAGGTGGATTAGGCGTTTTGTTGGCATCATCAATTGCATCTCGTCGCATTGCAAAGAAGCAAATGCAAGGTAGTTACGACCAGCCGTAACTATCTATATTTCTTTAATCAGTAGTGATGGTCAAGCTTATCGAAACTAACATTTTAATAAAAAGGAGATTTTCGAATGACAACTCAATCTGATTTTAGAGAAGTTGGTGAAGATTTTGTAGCACATTATGGAAAAAAAGGTATGCATTGGGGTGTTCGTAATAGTAGACCTGACATTGCTGATGCGGCTGGTAATCCTGGCCTATCTAAACCTAAGAAGGTAAAACCTACATCTTCTGATATTAAAGCGGCTCGTGCAAGACAAAGTATTCGTGAGCGTAAGTATGAAGAGTCTCAGGGCGATTATATGGTTGCAAGAACTAATAAAGGTCAAGCTAAAGCTGAAAAAGTTATGCGAAAACTGGAGAAGGATTATTTTCTCGGTAAGGATGCTGAAACAGCTAATCGTATGACCAAAGGTGAGAAAATAACTACTGGAATTCTGCTTGGTGTTTCAGGTTTAATACTTGCTGGAATGGTTTCTCAAGCAAGTAGGGATGCTCAAGGTGGTAAGCGAACGTATACTTCGCCATCATATTATAATGATCGCTCAAGTCAATAAGATAAACTATTATTAAAGGTAGGTCTTCAGATGACAGATCAGACTGATTTTCGAGAAGTCGGAGAAGACTTCTTAGAACGTTACGGTAAGATGGTTATGCAGAGTGAATTATCCACGGTGATTAGTTTACAAGAAGCATCCACCATTATCAAACAGAATATTGTCGATGGCAGTATTAATGCCGCCATTAAGTGGGAAGACAACTGGCTGTTCTCTGTCTATACAAGCGATATTGATGAAGGTGAACTAGATCCATTCTATGCTGTTAATAGGGAAACTGGAGCTTTCTCAGGATTTTCTATCGTTGGCGATCAAGATACTTCCGGAATTCTTGAAGCATTTTCTGAGGTTATCGAACATGGCGATAGTTCTGGTGGATTTCTTGCACACTATGGCAAGAAGGGTATGAAGTGGGGCGTTCGAAACGAAGAAAAAGTTGGGCCTTCTAAAGCTAGTGTAAATTGGGAAGCTGGTTTAAATGTTGCTAAAAGCCTTCCCATTTTACCTTCGTTTATTCCTCAGGCCAAAGTTATACCCAAGCTTATTGAGATTGGCGTTGCAGTTTCTCAGGGTAAGAAAATGCAAGTAGCTTTATCTTCTTCTTTATATAGTCCTTTAGCTCTTGCTGGTTATGCTGTGACTGGTTTGGATTCTGGTGCCTATCGTGTTCCTGTCGTTGCAACGAAGAATCTCGCACGCGGTGGATGGATAAAAGACAAGTCTTTAGCTAATCCTAAGTTAAGTGTGGCCGATATTCAAAAGAAAGTTATATCTCCGATCAACAGGGACTATCCCGGTTTGGGAACGACAAACAACTGTCTTCGTAGCACGTATACATATGAAATGCGGCGGCGTGGTAATGATGTAGTATCAACAAAACAATGTTAGCAAGTGGTCAGACCGCTTTAGGTACAAAAATCATGACCAAATCCATCCATTCAAAGACAAAGATTAAAAGTACAAAACAATTGACACCTATTAAGCGTTTATTCGTTAATAATCCCCCCTCAGCACAACAGGTCATGGACACATTAGCAAAGCAGCCCGATCGATCAAGAGGTGACCTTCAGATGAGTTGGGGACCCATGATGGGCGGGCATAGTGTTGCTTATGAGGTTGTAAACAAAAAGCCGGTTATTTTTGATACTCAAAGCGGAAAGACCTATTCAACACCTAGTGAATTAAATGCGTTGACTCAGCGGGCTCAGGGTCTGTCTTTCAATCGGCTTGATAACAAGAATCTTAACGAAATTGGTTTGACAGCTTGGATGAAAGATGCGTAACTTACCAGAAAGGAGACCTTCGAATGACTACTCAAACTACTGATTTTCGAGAAGTCGGCGAAGACTTCTTAGAGCATTTCGGAAAGATGGGAATGAAGTGGGGTCATCGTAATGCTCAGGATGACACCGTACCAAGAACAGGCATGTCTACGAAAAAGAAAGTTGCTATAGGTGTTGGTGCTGTTCTTCTTGTAGCTGGAGTTATCGCCGTTGGTATTATACTTAAAAAGAACGGCATATCTCCAATCTCAACAATTAGAAAAACAGTTCAAGGTGCACGGAAAATGACTGCTGGAAAAGAGATAGCCACAACACTAGTTAAACAAGCAGGTTCTAATGTTCTTAAAAAGACTGGTGAAAAAATAGTAAACAAAACTGCAGAAAAAGTTTCAGATAAATTGTCAGATAAATTTGATGAAAAAGTTACAGAGAAACATCAAGGGAATCGTCAGTTATCTGATGCAGTTACAAGGTTCGCTTAAGAATAGATGATAAATAACAAGGAGGTCTTCGTATGAATGATGAAGAATACATCCAACGCGTCGAAGGCTTCATTGCTCATTATGGTAAGAAGGGTATGCATTGGGGTGTTCGTAATGAAGAAAAAACTTCCGCTACGAATTCTATTTCATCTAGACAACAACGACGAGAAACTAAAGCTCAAGGTTTTGATATTAGAGTTGCGAAAACTAATATTCGTATTTCTGAACTTAAATCAGAAATAAATAATCTTCCTCTAGGAATTAAGGATGATTATAAAAGAAACATGTTAAATAGAAGTCTTCAGGATACAACTAAATATCATGATAATCTTTTAAAAAATGCTGAAGCTGTTCGAAAAGGCAAGTTAACATCAAATCAAAAGAAAATGATTCTTGGCGGTATTGTAGTAGCGGGTATTGCAGGTTATATGGCGTATAAAACAATGAATGACTCTGGTCAAGCAAATTCTTTGAAACTTCGAGGAGCTGCATTTTTAAGTGGTAAAAAATTTGAGTTTGCTAAGAATCCTGAATTAGCTCGAACCGATTTTTCTCCTGAGCAAGTTCTTAGACACGTTGGTAAGCAAGTTAATCCAAATTATAATACGCCTGGAGGTCAAATGAATTGTCGCAGAAGTACGTTTACTCATGAACTTCGTAGGCGTGGATATGATGTAGCTGCTACCACATCTCCTATTGGTCGGGGACAAAGCGAATCAGGACTTATTAATGCTTTAACAACAAGTGGTCGGGATAGGTTCTCAAAAACCTCTTTATCGCAAATGATTGTTGGATCAGGAGAAACTCGAACAAAGGCTAGAGGAGATACTCGACTTAACCCAGCAAATATATCTTCTGTTAAATTTGATAGATTTTCTGTAGGTGGTCAAAAAGAATATGAAGCTTATACAGCAAAAAATGAGAAGATTATATCTTCTGCTCTTTCGTCTCAACCAAGTGGAGCACGAGGTGAGATTGTTTTCAATTTTGGATCGTTTGGTCATAGTATGGCTTATGAAGTTTTTAATGGAAGACCTGTAATTTTTGATAGCCAAAAAGGTGTTATGTATGATGCTGTTAAAGATATGGCTAAGCTAACGGAAAAGTGGGGTATTCCTCGTGGTGTTGATATTACTCGGTTAGATAATATGGATTTGGACATGAATTTCTTGTCTCGTTGGGCTACTAATGCATAGGGGTGAAGTATTATGTCATTGACTTTAGATGATGCAAGAAAAGTAGTTTTGAAGTATCTTCCTCCTGGTAGTGAAATTAAAGGGTTTACAGAAGAAGGTGATTTTTTTCTTTTTCTCGCAGTCAATCCAGATCCCCTAGAGGGGCATCTCGATCCATTCTTTTCTGTACATAAAGAAACAGGAGCGTTTCGGGACTTTTCTCCAACAAACTATCCAAATTCATTAGATATTTTACAAAGACTTCAAGTTTAATATTAAGGAGTTTAGAATGAGAGAGGAAGAGACCAAACAAGTCATTGACGATGTCCTCACTCATTTCGGTACTAAAGGAATGCATTGGGGAGTTAGAAAGAGTATAGAGAGTCGTACAGATAGAAAATTTAGAAATGAAAGTCAAAAACCTTTTCGATCTGCACAATTACCAGAATTGAAAACTCGTTTAGGCCAAGCACTCAATCGTAAAGGTATGAGTAAAGAAGAGTATGCTAAGCTTGGAACAAAAGAGGTTAGTGTAAATGCTGGTAAAACACTTAGACGTATCACTCGAAATCCAAACGCTGATTCTCAGGGTGGAAACTTATTTGTTTCTAGAACTATGAAAGATGCTCAAGTTTATCGCGGTGTTCTTCCCTCTTCGAAATTTTTAGGATCTTATCGTAGACCATCAGAGGGTTATAGCGAAGTAACGATGAAAGTAATCGTCAAGCTTAAATCTCCGTCTGAGAAAGAACGTGTTGACATATTTATTCGTCTTATGGATGAGCGTTCGATCAAGACCACTAGTGGTACGAGTATCAGCGGAAGAGAATGGTTGACGGAAAGTGGATACGGCCGTCAGGTTAAAAAGTTGGATTCTTTAGATTTGGGCTTAAAATATTATCAGAAGTTTACTAAAGACAATGGACTACAAAACAGTCCTATAAACTCTGCATATTTTAAGTCATTGAAGAAAAAAGGTTATAATGCTATCGTCGATGACAATGATAGAAATATTGTTGCGAAAGAACCGTGGCTTGTTATCGATTCTAAAGGAAGTCTCAAGAATCTAAGAGTTAAACCCTTGTCAACCAATGATATTTTGAAAGCTCAAAGGAATTTGCAATTTCCTGATAAGGAAGTAAAACACTTTGGTACAAAAGGTATGCATTGGGGTATTCGTAATGACAGGGATCGTTCAACAGAATCTAGAGGTGATAGAAAAGAGAGTTCTAAAGCATTAAAAGAACGTATGTATAAGATGGTCAAGGACGAACCAAGATTTATGACTATGTCTAAGGCTGATTATATTGCACTCTCGACGAAGGGCGAAACCTTTGCAGTAAATACTACAATCAGACGCATTAGTATGGGCCCTTCAGCACAAGTAAAGGGTGCTTTATTTGTTTCGAGACTTCAAGAGGATTCTGCATACTATCGAGGAGCATTTCCAGCAATAGGTCCACTTGCTGGAAAGAAGGGTGGAGGTAAGAAGACATATAAACAACCGAGTTATGAGATGGAATATAAGACTGTTATGAAACTTTCATCTCCTTCTGAAAAAGTTCGAGTTGATACCTATCTTAAACTTTTAGATACACCATCCATCAAGCTTCAGGGAAAAAACGCACCTATTACTGGTAGAGAATTCTTAGAGAATAATGCACTTCATCCTGTATTGAAAAAATATGAGAGTCAAGAATTAGGCTTCAAGACGTGGCACGAGTTTGTTCGCACTCAAGGTAATCGTGAAAATCCATTAGCCATTGCATATTTCGATAGTCTTAGAGCAAAAGGATACAACGCACTTCCAGATGATAACGATCGTAGACTAGTTACAAAAGCTCCATTGATTCTTTTAAATCCTGAAAGCACACTTAAAGTAGGAAGTGTAAGAAGACTTACAACAGATGAAATTAATCGAGCACAACGCCAACTTGGTCGGCATATTCCAACTAATGAAGGGGAGTGACATATGTCTTTAGTATCTAGACTTCAACATAGTTGGAATGCTTTTTTAAGCAAAGATGACGATTACCAAAAAAATCCTTATGATAGCATGATAGGCGCTAATTACGGTATTCGATCAGATCATGTAAGGATTCGATATTCGAATGAACGTTCAATAATTTCTTCAATCTACACTAGACTTAGCATTGACGTGGCATCAGTTGATATACGTCATGTTCGTATGGATGAGGGAGGAAGATATTTAGAGGACATACCTAGCGGTCTTAACAATTGTCTGACTCTCGAAGCGAATCTCGATCAAGCTGCTCAAGCATTCAGACAAGATATTGCTATGACTCTTTTCGACAAAGGTGTTATAGCGATCGTACCAGTCGACACATCACTTAGTCCAGAGACATCTGGTGGTTATAACATTGACACCATGCGTGTTGGAGAGATTATTACTTGGTATCCAAAACGTGTAAAACTTAGTCTTTATAACGAGGCAACAGGTCGTCGTGAAGAGATCATACTCGATAAAAAGATTGTGGCTATT